CTCGGTGGCGGCCTTCATCGCAGGGCCTGAGGTCCCACCCCCGGAGGTACGGGAGAAGGCCCCCTGCAAGGCCTCCAACCCTTGCTCAAACTGGAACTGCACTCCGGGCCTTTCCATCACGGACTCGGGCTCCTGGAGCAGCTTCAAGGCAGCATTGTACTCGGTCATCCCGGTCATGGGTTTCAACTCTTTTATGGCCATATTGAATCCGGTATCCAGGTCCACCAGCCCTTTCTTCACCGCATCGTATATGTCCTCCCTGGTCTCCCTAAGGTACTCCAATTGGAGTTCGGTGGACTGCAGGAGGGACTCAGATTGGGTGTCCGCCGCCTTGGACGAGGCTTTACTGGCCTTGCTGGACGCATACACACTACCTCCTGCTGCCAGAGCCCCCGCCCCTAGTATTGCTGCTGCTGTCCCTATCATCTCAGATCTCCTTTATAAACACGGTCTCCAAGTAGGTAAACTTCTTCATCCGGTAGAACCTCTTGACTACTTCTTCCTTGCCGGAGTCTATAGTAGCCACGATTAGCTTGGATGCCCCTTTTTCCTTTCCCCACCTCACGAACTCATCCAGAAGACCCATGGACACCTTGTTTCCCCTGTGGTCTGGATCTACCCACCACCATTGCTCAGTAATGACCAGTTGGGAGAAGTCGAGGAACCAGGGAGACATGACACCCGCAATGGACCCAACTACCTCCCCTTCATGTTCGGCAACCAGTAGTGTGGTGAACTCACCCTCCATAAGCGATACACAATACCTAACGAAGTCGGAGGGTACAAACCCCAATCCCTTGTCCGGGATGGAATTATAAAACTTGTTACCCATCTCAGCTATACGAGCTACATCCTCTACGGTAGAGGGTCGGATCACGTCTTGGCCACCCCGCTTATGTGTAGTGTAATCTGATCCGCCGTCTCCTGCAACCCATACAGCTTATACCCAGGGGCCAACATATGTCCTATGAGGTTGGATAGGGACTTCGACTGTTTTCCGGATAGTACCTCCTTATTGTATATGATGTTGGCTGCTGCAGCCGCAGCCCCCGCTGGTACACGGTACAGGGTTACATACTTAGCAACAGTATTGTTGTTACATCCGCAAGCCGCTGTGACGAACACCCTTGTGTTCTCAGGGCACTCGAACAATTCCTCGACTGCGATGCCAGGTTGTCCATTGTAGATGTCGATTGGGGTTGTTGACATGTCTATCTCCTATGCGTCTATGCGTCGATAAGGAACCCAAGTATTGCCATGGTGGCGTCTGCGTCTGCGGTGGCTCCGGTAACTGGCTTTATACCAAACTCCGCCCCCGCCACTTCCATAGTGTGTTTCTGTAGATCCGTAATGACCTTGTAGTCGGTTACGTCCACCATCGCAGACAAGTCATTGGTCTGCTTCCACGTATCGGCGTTGGCCCCAGAACCTATGTCAAAGTCCGTCCCATCAGCGAGGCTATCCGTTGGGCTGTGGATTACCACCATCATGGGGATGAGGATCTTGTCAGGGGGTACGGTATATACGGTGCTCTTGCCATCCCCATCCTGCAAGTGGACGGTAGCACTCTTAACTATGGCAACGGCATTTTCCTTAAGCTCCGACATTTTCCTTAAGCTCCGACATTTTCCTTAAGCTCCATAAACTACCTCCCCTTCATGTGTTATTACTTCACCATCATGGCACACAATATCAGGGATGGTAGGTAGGGATTCCAATGTGATGAGGCGAGTCTCGAACCCCCTATCCCCAAGCTGACTCAAGGCCAGGAACCCAAACTCGTCCACCTCAGGTTCCGCTCCCCTGGACTGGGTTAGTTGGGCAATGGATATCTCCAGATCATCTACCCTGGACTCCAATCCGCCGACGGGATCACCCATGCTGAGGTAGGACGCACTCTCCAAGTCTTCGTCATATCCCCCAACCCTCTCATACAGTCTCCGGAAGAACTCCTGCCACTCGACGGACATTATATCCCCGATGAACATGGGACCTCTAGGAAGTGGGGGTAGGGAAATCTTAGGCATCGTCTCCCTCCACGTCCGCTACTGCTCCGACTACAACCTTCTTGACGGCAGCACTTATCCTGTATCTGAAGACCCAATTTACTCCCTGTCCTAGCTGGGTCACCTTCGCAATCCCGTCGTACTCACCGATCTTTCCCAGGGGCATATCTACTTCTGCAGACCAGGTTTTACCAGCATCCCTGGACCAACTGAACATAGCCTGGGGGTCCACACTCTCCTCCCCATCAGTAATCAGCCCCACTCCAGGCTCATGGACCACTTGCACCTCATTTATTGTGATGGGGTTTTGTTTGTCCCTAAGGATAGGTGTAGTACGGGTAGATATAATCTCGGTGCTGTCCTGCTCTCCTCCCTCAGCATACAGATCCGTTGCCATCCGATACAAATAACCATCTGGTGCCCCAACTATGTGCTGGTCATTAAACAGGGCGTGAGCCTCGGCCATCCACTTACTGGGTACTCCATTGGTGATGGAGGATCTCTGGTGCCACAGGCCCACCGAGGAGTCATATACCCAGGTAACATCAGCATCCGGGATCTGGAGGACCACATGAGTATGGCCTACTTGCTGATAGGAGAACATGAAGGACGTAGATAGATCATATTGTGAGATGTGGTGAGAGACAGGGGAAGTGCTAACGACTTTGGGCTGCCTCCCCAAGGCTTGGAACACCTGGCCCCTACCCCGCTCGTCCCTGCCTACCCAATAGACGGCATTATTGGCCGTGGTATGGGCATGGGGTGCGGCTCCTCCCTGTTCTATGAACGCACCCTCGATCTTGACGAAATTGAACGTGGGCAATCCAGCATTATAATATAGCTCGGTGGTGGACTCCCCCAAGGCCCATATATCCTTATGGTCCAACACTATACCCACCACGTTGTCGGGACGGCTCCCGGCTGTGTCGAAGGCGAGTCCGTACCAACTAGATCCATCATTGTAGTCCGATCTCCAGACTTGCCCCGTGCCAGGTCTGTTCACCAGGTAGTACCCATCCGTGTGAATGATGGTATCTCCCCCAGGGAAATCGGGGTCCGCAATCTGGGCAAACGTGTCAGTACCCAAATCATACACGTAACCCCACGGTCCGTCCACCAATGTGACGTCTAGCCCGTTGGTAGCGATCCCAACCCGTCCAGTAGTGGTATTGAGTGCCCCCTTCTCAGTGGCTATCCCCAATTCGGTTATCCTGTAAAACCGATTACCCACCACAGCATATAGGTAATGACCAAACGGTAGGAGAGCCCTAACCTCATACCCAGGATTTACGTAAGCAAATGTCCTCAGGCCGGGAGTACCCACTAGAGCCATCTTGTCCTTTCCCATCTCAGGGTAGGGACGCAGGTAGAAGTTGATGCACTCCTCAGGGGAGATCATATGTGACTCGGACTCGTAAGCAGGTCCGCAGAATGGTATCTCCAGTCTCATCCCTTAAGTATTCGCTTGGCCATCTTTTGGGCTTCGTCGTAATCCTTGGCCACCCCAATACTCTCCCCAGTGGATGTATAGGTAGTAACCACGTATCCGTTGGAAGCAGCTTTAATGGTAACAGACTTGGGCTCTGACCAGGTGTCTACGGTTTTAGCGGATCTTACCACCCTCTTCTTCTTAGCCATCAATACCTCCTTACCCGAATGGTCCCACCATAATATCCCCACCTCTCCCTACTCCTGCAAGTATGGCCAGGTCACTGGTACTCAACTGTTTGGTGGGTATGGAGTTAGCAGATTTGATGGATGCCTTGGATTGGTTTGCTATAAACGCCAAGGCGTCCGGCACCTTCTTTCCAAAGTTGGGGCTGATCTCCACGGCCAGATTGGAGATAATGGCCCTGGCATACCCAACTGCCAGATCAACCTCGGTAGTGTCGTCCACGAAGGATGTAATGGTCTTGGCCACCCTCAGGTGTATGGGATCGGTGAAGCACGGAGTAGGCCACAGAAACACTCTGCCAAGAGGATACTCAGGGTTATACGAGATCATACGGGGCCTAGCACTCATGGATTTGTTACCCTGGCTTCTATACACGTCCATTGATACCAACCGGACCGGGAAGTCCATTATACTTTCCCGAATGAAGGACTCGTCCTTTATCTCTATGGGACGATCTGAGTCGAAGTCACCCCCATCCCCATATGTATACTCGGATTGGCCAATGACAAGATCGAAGGACTCCAGCACATCGGCTAGAACCATTAGCTTCTCCAAGGCCCAGGACTCCAGCATGTCATTGAGATCGTCTATCACCTGAGCCAACTTACCGGCGGGAATGGCTTCTCCGGGGGAGATGACACGGGCCTTAACCAGAGCCCTCTCGACTATATCCGTGGCAGACAGGGTAGCCATTAATCACCTCCAACTATTACGGGTTGGATATCGTGCTCCTCCTCGAAGGAAAGGATATCCATCATCAATTCGTCCTTGTTCTTCCTGAGATTGATGGTTAACCCGGAGTACCGGGGATCATCCTCCACCACCCTTTTCATCTCCGCCTTGGACTCAAATTCTACGGAGGACATGAGGGCCGTGGTTTTGGCCATGAATGGGGGGCCGAACCACCCATCCTCCCAAGCCTGATCTACCTCCTCCTGAGTCTTGCAAAATCTAGTCTCCCCAGCCATGTTGTACAACCAGGTTGGGGCTTGCTTGTAGTAGTTAACCTTTTCCATAACGCGCCTCCTATATTACGAGATAACAGGTGGTGCAGCAGTACCAGTTCCACCCACAAATATCCACCCGATGGTGTCGTCAATGTACAGCAGGGTGACAGTATCCTTCACATCGGCAAGTACGATGGTGGCAAATCCGGTCTTGGTAGTGGGTGTCAGGGTCCCAGTCCCACCCCCATCCGTGGTAAGGGAGATGGTCAATACCTGTCCCGGCTTACCATTGGCCAGGGTGAGGGCCTCAGCGTCGGCACCTGTGACCTTGCTCACAAACGAGTGGGTAACGGGGATGGCCAATACGTCTGCATCCACACTTACTGTCCCGCCGGGAATATACAGAACGAGACCCTCAGCGTCCTGGGTTTTACCAATATCTGAAAATCTATCATCTAGGCGTCCCATAGTATCTCCTTATTCGTTAGATGGGGGCACAAGGCCCCCACCTGCTAGAGTTTTGCTAAAGATTATCAGCCAGTAATACGGACCCCAAGGTTGGGACGAATCGTATCCCAACCATATAGGATGTCCAGACGGGTTATCTCCTTATAGTTGGTGATGTCGAAGGAGGTAGCGACAGTAATGGATAATCCCATCTGAGGATCGGAGGCTTGAGCCCACATCACT